ATGATGAAAAATTATAAAAAAGAATATCCTTTTATCTTTTACTTCCTTGTAATTTATCTGGGTGGAATATTAGCCTATATCTCGATTTTTATGAATTTCTTTGCAGATTACACTAAACCATTAGAATTTAATGAAGTTGGAGATTTTTTAGCGGGTATCTTTTCCCCTATTGCTTTTTTATTTTTATATTTAGGATACAGACAGAATAGTGAAGCTTTAAAGTTACAGGCCAGAGAGCTTGGATTGAGTAATAAGGCTCTCCAAGCTCAAGTTGCAGAGCTTAAAAGCAGTGTTGAGCAGCAAAAGGAATTAGTAAAAACCTCTAAAGAAGAATTTGATTTTACAGTAGAGCAGTTTTTATCACAGAAGAAAAAAGAGACAGTATTGAGACAACCTTTTCTTCATCTTAATCGTGATACGATCTATCGAGATGTATACAACCCTTCTGAGTCCAATCGAATAATCTTTCAATTAGAGGATCATGAGTTTGATTTACTCCGAGTTGAAATCAACCTGTTAAATAGTCGTGCTATAGCGAGAGATGTGAGATTGAGTATTTCAAGAAGTACTAAGGGGATATTTTTTTGTAAAACAATCAATGTTTTTTCGACAAATTCTACTGAAAATTTAATATTTTATTTAGATTATCCAGATATTTTTTATAATGAAAATAAAGTGCAGTTCGAGCTGCTTCTTATTTATCTTGATGAATTAGATAATCAAATGGAACAGCGATATTTTTTCGAAATTCGACGTAATAGTAATCCAGTCAGTTTTTCTAATAGTTTTTATCTTCTTAGTAAATCCTACTAAACACTTAATTGTTGATTTAAGATGTTTTAAAGTAGGAAATACTGTCAATAAATCCCTCAAAAAGAGGGATTTATTTTATTTGGGTTGAGATGGTCTCGGTTTTGGAGGCGTGAATTGAGGAGTTGGACCAGCAGGTGCAGTGTGGCCCTTAATAATACTCTCGTTTAAAGGGCTTTTATTGGCAGAGCTATCATTGTTTTGGTTTGTCATGTTGTTCCTTGATCTAAAGATTTAAAATTGACGTGTTTAATTTCATTTGTCAATATAATTATACCTAAGTCATCATCATCATTAATAAAATTTTTTCCCTCTGTATCTAGGTAATAATATTTTTGTAAATATATTTGAGGTGGATCTGGATAACCCGTTGCGTGACCGAATACGCCGTGTATTCTAGTTCCATCAAGAAGCTCAACTTCAACCCATAGCCATTTTTTATCTACATTATGCTTTTTGAAGAAATATTCCCATGGGCTTCGTTCAAGTGTTTTTCCATTCTTAAATTTTAAATGCCATAAATCAATAACTTTTATCCATGCTATGCAAAGAAAACATGGCAATAAAAGTAGTATAATTAATCCTAGAAGTAGAAGTTGCCAAAAGTTTAGATCATAGTGAATTAAAAGATAAAGTAATGGTAATCCACAAACTGCGTAATTTAAACAACTCAGGAAAACTGCATTCATGATTTCATCAGGTAGATCATTTTTAGGTCTACCGTAAAATCCTTCGTATGTTCTTAGCGCAACAATACCAGGTATGACAAAAAATATAAAAAGGATTAACTTATTTTGATCTAATAATTCCATAATATTTTACACGTAAAATTAAAGTTAAATTTTTTAAGTTATTGATTTAATTTACTCTTTAAAGGTCTCGTTCAAAGCCTGTTGCACGGCATCCACACGTGACTTACAGGCTTTGTATGCATCCATCGACTCTTCAACAATTTTCATTAAATTATCAATGTCAGGCTGTTCCTGAGACTCCAGCAGCTCGGCATTTTTCTTCAAAATGTCGTAGCCATCTTTGAATGAAAGCTCTTTTTTAGTCATGTGAAATTACCTTTTTGACGTCTGCCTGAATAAATCCATCCTGAAGCTCAACCTCAATAGATGAGTCAGTTATTTGTTGAACGGAACGAATGGCCAGATTATTGCTGCGGACAATCGCATAACCTTTACCAAGTACATGCTTGGGGTTTTGAATCAGTGTTTCCCTGATCAGACTCTCGACATGCGAAGATGCCAGTTTAAGCTGGTACTGGGCAAAGTAGCGTGTACTTTCCATTAGGGTATCAATATTTTTATGAGCTTCACTGATCCGGCTGGTGGCCATCGTTTTAGTCATGTTCATGTACTGATCATTCTGACTCTGATAAGCACTGATCTGATTTTGAGAAAGTAACTTGATCGTCTGCAAATGATCTATAATTTCACGTGCACGTTCCTGAATCAAATTGCGAATACCACCGATTACCTTGCTGGGTGTATCGAAAGAGCGGTGCGCAATCTCGTCCAGAATAGTCCGGTCTTTCTCATGACCAATACCAACCCATATCGGTACTGAGCGCTTGCAGAGCAGGGCGGCCAGATCATAGTCATTCAGATAGGCCAGATCATTTACAGCACCACCGCCACGTATGATCACAATCAGATCCGGTGGATCTTTATAATCACTTGCCCATTGCCTTAAACCAGAACTTAAAGAACTTATAACACTTTCGGGGGCGGTATTACCTTGAAAGGTAGCACTGTGGTAGACGAAGTGGCATACACCGGCCTGATCCAGTACATCGGCATCTTTCTTGAAGTCACCCAGACCTGCCGCATTGAGTGGAGCAATAACCAGAACGTTTTTAATATCGAAAGGTGCAGGCAAAGATCTGTTTTTATGAAGAAGGCCTTCTTTGTTTAAGCGTTCAACAATTTGCTGATAACGTCTGGCAATATTGCCCAGGGTATAACTTGAATCGATATCCTCGACATTCACCGAGAAGCCATACTGTGGATCAAAATGTGCCTTAATACGAATCAGTACATTGAGATCCTTAGAAAGCTCAATACCGCTTTCCCGTTCAAACTTCAAAACAACTTTAGCGGCAGTAAACTTCCAGATCGTCGCTTTACAGCTTGCAACGATCTTGTCGGTATCTTCTTCTTTTTCGGCAAGCTCAAGATAGTAGTGGCCACCTTTAATACTTAGGTTACGAATCTCAGCTTTTACCCATACAGGCTCATTGAAAGCAACTTGAATCACTTCTTGAACAGTAAATAGGTACTGACTTAGTGACAGTTGGACATTAGTCATATTGGCCTTTAAATCTGAATACGATTCGAAACTTTGACCGGTAGGAGTGTCTGATTTTTTTGCAGAATGCTGTTATATACATTTACATCACCTACGGTTTGAATCGATAAAACTAAAGAATACTTAATAGGCGGTAATTCTGAAATTTCAGTTGATGCACCTTGTTCTCTAGCATGATATTTAACATCAAATAAAGGATCATTAAGAGTTGATAGTTTAAATCTTTGGCTCCTTGATATTGTTGTTTCCCACTTATGTGCATCTTCTCGCAATTCATCTTCAGTGAGATATAAGCCCTTACTTGAGAAGAAGGTTTTAGCATCAGGATGTTGTTGCTCATCATTTTTCTTATTTTGATTAGCTCTAAACGTAATATCTAAGCCTGAACGAGTGTAATGTAGTGGATGCTCAGGATCAGTAATAGCATTGATACTAAAAGTAGCCTTTAAAATAACCCACGTGCAATCTGCATCTTTTGGTACTGGGATCGGAATACGTAAATGTTGATCTGGCTTAAGTTCTCCTTGGAATAAAATAGTAGCTTCATCATCTAAACACTCTAATACTTCTTCAGGTTTATGAGGTAATTTCCCCCAACCAACATCATTCTGCGAATGATGTTCGGGCTTCGCTTTATGAATCATTAAAGCTTTAATGGAATTTGTTGTTAGTTCAAAATCTGTTAATGCATCAATGCCAGCTGCAACGCGCATAGCAAGTGGAGAGGCAAAGCTAGTTCCCATAGTTGCTACTATTGAATGTGTCAGGGGTGAATAAAGATGAAACATTTCTTTTTCACTACCGCCAAATAAAACTCCATCAGGTTTGATTAGACCTGGACTTCTTCCTGGTCCTGTACAACTATAAGGTGCACGTTCCCAATCATCACTTTGGCTATCTATCGCCCCTATGGCAAGACTATTGACCATATCGCTAGGAGGTTGGATACGACCTAATTCTCCAGGTAGATCTCCATCATTGCCTATAGCAATTGTTGCTAAACAATGTCCATCTTGTAGATATTGGTCAAGAACTGAAGTCCATACATGAACATCATCATCATCGACTGCAATTTGAGGACCTAGACTTAAATTAATATATTTATATTTCTTTTCTTTAAGAACAGTTTCAATTCTTGATAACACATTAAATAAATCTGGATCTTCTTCATCTTCTGGAGAAAGAACCCTAACTACATCAACATTTGTATATGGAGTACCTAATAGTGCTGAGCCAGGTTCATAGGGGCCAAATAGATATGTTGAACATACTTCACTACCATGGGCTAAGAAGCGAGGATGGGAGGAGGATACATCAGAAGGGATGATTTCCGTTGCTAAACTTCCTAGGAGATGAGTATTTCCCAAACCGCCATCAAATATACAAACTTTAAACTTTTCGGAAAGTTTATAATTTTGAGGAAAGTTAAAAGACTCTCTCAATTGAGTTCTTGTTGGATTTGGCTTATTGAAACGTAATTTAGGAATGCTTCTTAAAGCACGTAAATGAGAAAATTCAGCAAGCTCTTCCTCAAGACCGTGTTTAATTGTTACGGGTATGAAAGTTAATCCTCCTACAATTTTAGATTTATTTTTTTCAGCATTTCCTCCTAATTTATCAACATATTTTAGGAAGGCTTCTAATATACTACTTTCGTCTTGGGAAGCATGAATAACTACTTCAAGTTTATTGACTTCTCTAGTTGGATCTAAATTTTTAATCTTTTCTTCAGATTTAAAAATATCTACTCGCTCAATAGTGCGAATAAAGTCTAGAGTAGTCTGATCTAAACGATTTTGTTCAACATCTTGAAGCATCTTTTGATAATCGGTTTTTTTGCCAGATACATAAATACATGAAGTTACTGCAATATCTGGGTGTTTATGGGTAGCCCAACTATCAGGTGAAATTTTTACTGACTTTGATCCTACATCTTTCATCCCAAATTTTTTAAAGAGTTTACGAGGATAATAGGTTTTAGCTAGATATGAAGGATGTTGAATAAATTTGACTACCACTTCATCATTTGCACATGTATCTATAGGTTTATTTTCGATTTCCCACATAATTTCTTCTAGATTATGTTGAAATCTTTGTCGTCCTTCTTCTACAGAATATGGGTGTTTCTTATCTCCACCCCCAGTTTTTATATAGACTGGATTGGTGATGGTTTCACCATATCCTATCAACAAGTTTTTCATAATTAATTACTCTCAATTGTATATAAAGTGGTAATAATTTTTTTAATTGTTGGCCGACTTAGGCCTGTTTTTTCAGAGATTCCTCTTTGAGAAAGTCCTTGTCGGTGTAGGTTAAGTACAACTTCATTTCTTTCTGTTTTAGAAATGTGCTTTTTAGAGGTATCACAAATTTGTTGTGAATGCTCATTTTGTTTTAGCAGAACATTGATGAATGGTTGCTCTCTTATAAAGGCTTCTTTTTTGGATAAATTAAAAGTCCTTTCTATATCACTGAACGATTTCCCAGAAAATAAGTCACATAAGATTTCCTTATGATTCTTTAAGTCTGGATGTAGTTGCTCTATATAAGTTCCAATCATTTCAGGAGTTGGATTATTAAAATTAAGCTGCAAATCAAATCTACGCCAAATCGCAGGGTCGAGTAATTCACTATGATTAGTGGCTGCAATTAATATAGATGATTCTGGCCAATCGTCTAGTGTTTGTAGAAGAACAGTAACTAGACGTTTTAATTCTCCTAGTTCACGCTCATCATCTCTTCGCTTTGCAATAGCGTCAAATTCATCTAATAGCATTACACAAGGAAATGAGGATGCATAATCAAGGACTGATCGAATATTACTACCTGTTTTTCCAAGATAACTACTTATAACTGTTGCTAAATCCAGAACAATTAAAGGAAGTTCTAATTTATGCGCTAGCCATCTAGCTGACATTGTTTTTCCAACGCCAGGAGGACCTTCGAATAGAATTGTTTTGGTCGGAGACAATCCCAGTTCTAATAACTTTTCAACTAGAGATCGCTCTTTAACAACTTGAAGCAATTTACTTTCAATGTTTTCTGACAAAATCGGTGTTGAGGAAAGAATGACTGGATTTTCAAGACGAACAAGCTGTAATCGTGAATCAGTGTCTACTGGAAGTATCTTGGAGTTATCTTTCGAGCGCAAAAGATTAGATTGCAACTTGCTGGTAATAAATTGGTATAGCTCTGGGTTATCACTTCTAATCTTAGGAGCGATTTTTTTTAGTGCCATTTCGACGGATCTTACATTCCCAGTTAAAGCAGAATCAATTAGGAGTTGACTAAGTTTAAGTTCCATTTTGGTAAACTTTTTTGATTTAATCATTGGATTTTAGCTTAAATTTTACCATTTTTCAAAATAAATTTACCACTCAGCGATTTTTTTACCATTCTGATGGGTTAATTTTTCCTAGGTCTACCTTTCCTATTTTTTATTTCCATTTTTAGAAAAGGAATAACAACATTGGGATCATAGAGTTTCTTGCGTGGGCCACCTAAATTAAGAATTTCAAGTTTGGCTGCTATAGTTTGTCTAGATAAGGGAAATCTTTTTGTTAGCCATGTCAAATCAACTAAATCAGGAAATTGTTCTACTTCAAGCGAGACGACTTCAGCGCCGTATATCTTATCTCCTAGGCATATTCTAGGTGGGGATTCGCTTTCTACAGTGATGATATATTTTTGTTTAAACATAATTTAGTTACTCCTAGGTAATAAGAATTTTACTAACCAGCTATGAAGAATTGATATACCCAATTTGGGATGATTCCATAAACGAGAATATTCCCAATTCTAGGGTTTTAAATGTACTCAAAAACAGGATGTAGAATTTATCAATGAACAGACCATTGAACGGATCATCTCTCTAAGAGAAATTTGAAGATGGTTTTTGATGAATAGACTTGAAGCTGTGTAGGAGAATATACAAATAGATAATATTCCGATTTCAAACAATAAGAATTAAGCACAATTACGAATATAACGCTAATTTCAACTCATTTGATCACAGAGCGACTTTAGCGGAATAAATGAACGTGTATATAAAAAAATACAGTGAGCTTGTAGGAGCATTCAGAACGATTATTGAGCACTTGGTAATTTGAGTCTGACAATCCTTAGTTGTAATAGCCGTGCAAGTGTAATCCTTGATGGAAAAGAGGGTAGAAGACTTTAGCCAAAACATGAATTTTTATGACTGAATATATTGGAAATATAAGTACTTTACATCCTGTCTCGCGCGCGCGCGCGTTTTGTTGTGGAATTTACCCATTTTTTGTGCACCTCATCCAAGTCTTAATTAAATAAATTGAATGGGCTGAACTATGAATATATTCGCTGAGCTATGTAATTTCTCCACACCGAAGAATCTTTTTTTCAATAAAAAATTTCCAAACTATTTAGCTCCAGACTTCAATCGCATGATTCTGGATCTGTGCCGATTAGGCTGGACACACGAAACGATTGCACACGTATTGCCGATCTCTGGAGCTTCTACAATCAGGGAGTGGACCTGTGGATGCTTTATGAACTATGACAACGGCGCTGCTTTGATAGAACTTTGGATGCAGTTAACCAATAAAACAGAAAAAGAAATACCTCGAATTAATCGCTACCTCATAGCTTAGAAGGACTTAAATATGACATCTAAAAAGCAGCTTTTTGAACCAGTTACAGGCATTGAAATTAATCGAGCTATTGATCTAAGTAAAAGCATTCCAGAAAAATTAAATAATTTTCAGGAAGATATTCGTTATCTAGATTCTAATCAGCTTTTTCAGAAGAAATTTACTCACCAGCTATTAGCTATAATCAATGACCTAGAGGAATTAAATCACTTGATTTTGATTATGGTGAAGCCAAAGGATATTTATTACTCTTCACTAAGGACAGCTTTGGCTGCATTTAGCAATATATCTAATGCTTTAATTATTACGGCATATTATCTTGATTCTGAGAATAAATATAAGCGCTTATTGAATAAGCACACATTTTCTTTTGAATTAAATTTAATCCTAAAAAAATTAGATTTTGTGAAACAAATTTTAGAGCGTGTAAGTAAGGGTGATTCTAGTAATAGGGGGATTGAGCGCCCAGTATCAGATTTTAGATCTCGTGCATGAATAATTAATGATATGGGCTTTACAAGCCCTTTTTCCTCTTGAAATTTACCCAATTTTTGAATAGCAATCCTGCTCTAAATTAATTCTACGCAATAGATTCTCAAGGGCAGATTAATCGCTGTGATGGTTCATCATAATGATACTCACACTTTTAGTGGCAATTCTAATGGACATTCTTAATTAAGCTGACATTGATGTTGCATGTAGTGTTCAGCAATCAGTGAAGGAGATTTAATCATGGCAGCAGTCGCAGCACTTCCGCTTCTAACTCAAGTTGCAATTGGCACATCGGTTGCATCTACAGCACTGGCCGGCTACTCAGCATATACAACCAATCGAACACAATCAAAGCAAGCCAAAGCGGATGCAGAGGGCGCACAAGGTGCTGGCCGACTTGAAGCAGCACGCATACGTGACAATGTGGCAAAACAACAATCGAGCGCACGTGCAGCAGCCGCAGAAAATGGCTTGAGTGTGAACGATGGTACCGCCGTCACGATCAACGACAAGATCGAGCAAGGCGGGCAATACGACGCGGCAATGGCGGAAATCTCAGGATTCAACTCATCGCAACGTTTACGAGCCGAAGCAAAAACATATCGCAATCAAGCGAATATGGCAGCAGCAACCACTCCGTTAGATATGTTCTCAGCAGGTGCTACAGGCTATACAAATGGGCAAATTGCCAAGAAACAAACAGCACTTCTCGATGCTCAGATCGTAAACCAGAAAGGAGGCTGGAAGTAATGGCTAAGATTCCAATGGGTAATTTTGGTAATGCCATGCCCCAAGTGCAACGTATTCAAATGCCGCAAGATCAAAGCGGCCAAATGCTTGCTGGGGCATTGCAAAATTTTGGTAAGGCCGCTGAGCAAATACATCAAAATCAGCTCAACAAAGAAGTAGACGCCAAGAAGACAGAGCTACTAATGAATGATCAGCAGTCTAAACAAGATACTGCTCAATACATTCAACAATCAGCTAAGTTTTCGGCTGATATTGATCTGATGGATGCTGATATCACGGCGAAAGTGCAAAGTGGATCATTACCAATTGAAAATGCTGTTCAAGAGCGGCAAAGTAATTTAGAAAAAATTAAAAAAGAGTACATGCCTAATATTCCCAATACGAGGAAAATGGACTTTGACCAGTACATTGATAAAACATCATATCAAAGTGCATCTAAATACATGCCAGTAGCCTTTCAGTCTGCTCGCTCTCAGGCATCAGTTCAGATGAACGATCTAGCTGAAACGTTGTTAAAGTCAAGCCAGACCGTAGAGGAGGGGGAACAAGCTCTCAGACAGTTTGGCATGTCCAAAAATCTACCTATAGCCAATGTCGAAAATGCTGTAAATAAATATAAAAATAGCTTTTCCACCAATGGTGTTAATGCTTGGTTCGCTGGCAATATGGATGATAATGAACAATTATCCCTTATGACTAAACCAGAAGAAATCTTAAAAACCTACTCACACCTAACACAAGAACAGGCCATTTATTATGGTCAGAAGAATCTGAATCGAATAGATCAGAATAATAAAGCGATTGAAGCTGCACAAAAACGCATTGATGCCGATGCTAAAGATGCAACAACTGAAATGCGTCAAATTACTGAAACAGGTATTCTACCTGATGATGCTAAAGTTCAGAGCTTATATAGTCGTGTCAGAGGTACCAAGCAAGAATTAGAATTTCAGAAACTTGCTGCAAATACGGTTGAAGTACAAAAATTCATGCGCATGCCGCCTGATGCAAGACAAGCCTATTTATCTCAACTTGAAACAGATGCCCATAGCGCGCCGTCAGACGATCCGAAAGGTTTAGGTTTTCGGCTTGATTTACTGAAGAAAGCAAACAATAACATGCTTGGCAATGAAAAGAATAATGCTTCTTTGGCATATTCGATAAAAACTGGCCGAGATTTACCTGTAGTTCCTACAACCTTAATTGCACAAGGGGATGCAGGTGCCATTGAAATACTATCCAATAATGTGAAGAACATCATCTCCATTCATCAAGATAATGGAATTACTGGCTCATTAAATCCGCTGTCTCAGCAGCAACAAAACGAAATGAAACAGTATCTCTCAGTCGCAAATTCCGTTCAAAAATTGCAACTGGGTACCAGCTTATTCAAGGCAAGTGCTGGCAATGCTAATGCTGCAAGAGACATGATTAACTCAGTGTTTGGTGATAAAAACTCAATCCGTTGGGCCATATCTTTAAATAATCGCAACCACTCCGTTATAGCCAATCAAATAGTTTCTGGCCAAGATTTACTAGATAAAGGACTGGTAAAGCCAAGTGAATCAGCACTAATGACCAAAACTACAGATTACTTAAAAGGCATTGCTGCACCTGGTTCGCCTGAGTACAAAATTTATTATGACTCAGTGAAAGCAAATTATGCTTATCTTGCTCAAAAGTCAGAAAAACTTACAGATAAATCAGGCAAGCTTGATACTAAAAATATTGATAATGAGTTGTTTGAAAAAGCAGTTCTTGAGGTAACTGGTGGCAAATTTACCTCGGGCAGTATGTGGGGGCGAAGTACGGTATTGCGCCCACACACAGTAAGTGAAAAATCATTCCAAGATCAGCTAGAAGCCTTTAACTCCTTAAACTCAAGAACCTATGGTGGTTCAGATAAAGACTATTTTTTGGATTTTCCGTTGGAACAGGATCCAAAGAATCCTTACCGTTATTTTTTCAAAAATGGTTCGGGCTATGTTTTGGATAAAAGCAGTAATAGAGATCCCAAAAAACAAACACGCTTAGCACTTGTTTTGCATTGAGGTTGCCATGGATATTTTAGCAGATGACGAATTAAGTCTTAATCAAGATGATCCACGATATAAACCAAAATCTCAGCGTGGATCTATTGCAGATGGTGTTTTAGGTGGTGTTTCTGGTATAGCAATGGGAACGATCGAGGTTGCCACCTCCCCAGATGCTTTATTGAGAAATGATAAAAAAGCGGCAGCACTTAGAGCTCAGAACTTAACAATATTTAAACCAGATGATTTAGGGAGTGTAGGTGAGTTTACTTATGGCCTGACCAAAGACTTTACTCGTATTGGATGGAATGCCATTAATACAATCGGTACAGGTGGGATAGCTGGTTTGACATTGAATTCTGGACTATTTGGATACCAGACCTTTGAGGCAGAGAAGGCAGACTTGCTAAATAAAGGAGCTGATATACAGACAGCTCGAACCGGTGGAGCGATTAAGGGAGTTACAGATGCTTTAGGATTTGCAATTCCTACTCACGGCGTATCTAAATCTGTAATTGCTGATGCCGTTGCTACTACTGCTATATCTACTGCCGCTGGTTCAGCCGGTGACTACATTGAAGGCTCATATTTAGATAACAATAAAATTAAGAAGATTGCGCAATACGGTGAGGCATTAAAGGAAAATGCAACCAGCCCTTCTACACTGGCAGCGAATAGTGGTATGGCTTTATTGCTTAACCTCTGGGCAAATAAGGGGCGATTGCGACAAGATCAGGTCAGAGAACATAGCAACGTAGATGCTATGAATGATGCAGCTCATATTCAGGCCAATGTTGAGCATGCAGAAAGTGTAAACCCATTCAGTCCAACAAATGCAAAAGAAGCCAATTCGCACTTTGCAGCATTGGATAGTGCTATGGAAAGTGCGCTGAATGATGAACTCGTCAGCTTAAAGGCTCCTGTAGCTGGAGCACCAAAAGTACCGAAGGAAATTACCAAGCCATTAAACAGTGTGATTTCAGGTACTCCAAAAGGACTTTCAAGACCAGATCCTATAAGCACAGAGAAGCATACAGCTCAGGCCATTACCAATCCTATATTGGATAAAAAGCCATGGGCTAAAATTATTGCCCAAGAAGCTTCTAAGCGTAGTATTAATCCAGTAGATGCTTTGATCATTTCACACCTAGAAACTGGCGGTACCTTTGATCCAAAGATTCAACCCAAAGATAGGAAGGGGAATCTACTCTCGTCTGCTACTGGCCTTTTCCAAACCCTTGATAGCACATTTGCCCGAATGGGTGGAAAGAATAAGTTTGATGGCAATGATCAAATTAAAGCAGGCCTTAATTACTATGAACACAATGCCAAGGTTTTCCGTGATCAATTTAAGCGAGATCCTAATGGAATTGAACTGTATTACATGCATTTCTTTGGTGAAGGTGGTGGCCCAGTATTCCTAAAAGCTAAAGACAATGAGCTATTTGTGGATGTCGCTACTCGCTGGAGTAAAGGTACCGAAAAAAAGACTGCAAAGCAGATTGCAGAGGGTATCACAGCGTCCCATAAATTTAATGGCATGACCATTGGGCAAGTTAAAGCAAAATATCAAAATCGCTGGAATGAGATTGCTAAACAGTATGATGGTATTGGATCGGGTCCCGCTGTTGATGAATTTATAGCTATGCGTGGCAGTGATTCTGAGTTTCCAGAATTTGAGTCTGATATTGCAGCACCTCCTACCTATAAATCTCAATCTGATGCTGAAATCGAAGCAATGCCTTTTGTATTCAGTACTGATGAGCACAGTACTAAATCACTTATGGAAGAATTTGAAGCACTATCCTCTCCATTGACCAAAGAGGATCTGGAATACATAAAGACTACTGCGCATTATCAATACTCTAATGGTGATACTTACCGGACACCATATGTTGAACCACAGGTTAATCTATCTGGGTTTGGTAATAGTGCTACTCGAACTTTAGATACATTAGATTCTGAACTTCAGCAAATGATGCAGGATCAGCAAGATCGATCGAAGAATTCAAGGTTTGTTAGTGAATCTATGGACTCAAGAAATATAGATATGAATATTTTAGAGTCAAATTCAAATAATCAGCAAAACTCAATCATTGCCGCGGGAGATGATTGGATTCCTACCAGATCGCAAAACTACCTTAAACGAGAGCGGCCAACGGATGATGGAGGAATTATTCAAGAGCTACACAATAATACTTCTAATACGACCTTCCAGCGCCAGATTAATCAGGATGGCACCATTACCCCGGTAAAGGCTACACGTAATGGAATTGATCTATTTGCCCATCCTGCTAATGGTAAAGCCGATAGTCCTGAATTGACTGCAGTACAGCATAAAGCTACCCAAGCATTAGAACGGGAGTTCTGGAAGCCTGGGAAGTCCAAGGTTGATGGTGCACCGGACTTAACCAAGTCTAGTAAAGGTGAATACGGTGCATTCACTGACACGGCAGACGGTAGGGAAGCGGTTTCAATTCTGGAAGCAGATCCCGATATGGAAGTGACTTTTACGCGCCTGGATGAAAACGGGAATGAAGAAATTGTGACGATGTCATCCCGAGATCTATTGGACTATGTCAAAGAGCAAGAAGAAATCGCAAAAGATGAAATTCAGGCAGTGAAAGCATTGGCAAGCTGCGCATTAAGATTTGGGAGTGAAGCAGCATGAGAGCTGAATGTAGAGAACAAGTTGCAAAGGCATTAGGTAAAAGAAAATTAAGTGCAGCTGATAGTAATCGTATTTCATCATTGTATATCCGAGCACAAAATACTTTGGCCAGAACAGATCCTGATTGGATGTTCAAAAGTCCTGCTGAGCGTGCTGAAGCGATTGCGCAGAAAACTGCCACTGATCTTGCCGTTCAGATCGCCAAGAATAATCAGAACATCGCCCGGGATGCAATTCTCAAGGCCCAGCTACAGAACGAAATCTATAACCATCCTAAATTAAACCCGGTCCAAGCTTTAATGCGGAAGATTGCATACTTTTCGGATCAGAGTGGTATCCAGTCCATAGAGAAGCAATCCCAAGCCTTACACAGTCGCTGGATGTCATTAGTTGCCGATGTGTTTACCAGAACAAAAGAGCGCTTCGGTATTTCAGTCAATAAAGAAATGACCAATGACATTATCCGGGTCATGTTTGGTGGTAAGTCTGATAATCTAGAAATTACGGCTATGGCCAAAGAGGTAAGCGCCGTTTTGGAGGAGATGCGTTTAGCCTTCAATCGGGCTGGGGGGAATATCAAAAAACTTGATAATTTCGGCTTTATGACTTCGCATGATCAAAAGAAGGTGGCCTTAACAGATCAAGCTGAATGGGTGAATGATGTCTTAGCTGGCTTGGATCGTAATCAGTATTTCAAAGATACTGGTGAGTTGATGAATGAGCTGGAGCTTAAATCCATGCTTGAGGAGATTTATAAAACCATTTCAACCAACGGCGCCAACAAAGATTTACTGATACTGAATAAACAGGCCAAAGCAGGTGCATCACCTGTAGGTGGCCGTTCAAAGATTGCAAATCGTCATCAGGAATCACGTGCTTTGCATTTTAAGGATGGTGATGCATGGCTGGCGTATCAGAAGAAATATGGAACTTATGATGAAGCAGGGTTTCATGAGATTCTGAAAAACCATACTCACCGCATGAGTACAGAAGTGGCCATGATGCAGAACCTTGGGTCCAATCCTCGTCATACCTTTGAATCACTATTAGATGAAGCTAAGATCAAGCTTAAAGCTGATCCTCAGAACGGCATGAAACACGGCGAGATTGATAAGCAGGCTCATCGGGCTATGTCCATGTATAATACTTTGGATGCCAATACCCGGGCGATTGATTCAACCTTAGGTAACGTTATGGGTGGCCTACGTGCCCTAATGGTTTCATCTAAACTAGGTGGTACGACATTAACGACCTTTGGTGACCATGCTAGCATGAAGAAAGTCGCCAATATGCTGGGCTTGTCTTATACCAAATCCATTCTTCCCGAATACATGAAGCAGCTCAAACAGGGTGCTATACGTGATGAAGCTTTAAGATTCGGACTTGGTATTAATGAGATGATTGGCTCTATGTCTCGTTTTGGTGATGCAGATATTGTCAGCAGTGCAACCAAATCAGGGCGTTTTAATGCCCGTATGAACAACTTTGCCTCAGCAACTATGAAACTGTCAGGTTTGAATGCCGTCACCGCAGGAGCGAAACGAGCGTTCAATCTGGTGCATATGAATAAGCTTGCTGAAATGACCCGTAAAATCGATTGGAAAGATCTTGGAGCAGATGATCTTAAGATTCTGCATGGGAATGGCATTTCTGAGCGTGACTGGCAGTTATGGCAGCAGCTGGAGCCAAGTAAACGTGAAGATGGAACGGTGGTATTGACTCAAAATGATTTCTTTAATGCGCCTGATGATGTGATTAAGCGGTTCTTATCATCGGATAAACAGGGAAATGCCAACGCGATTACTGACTTTCGCTATAAGGCAGCTATGAAATACCAAACTCATTTGTTTAATGAGGAATCTGTAGCCATTATTGAGGCGGGTGTACGTGAACGTAGTATCATTAACTTAGGTGAAGCTGGAACCATCCAAGGGGAATTAGGTCGAACCTTATTCCAGTTTAAAGGCTTCCCATTGGCTTATATGTTCCGTATTGGTCATCGTGCCTTTGCCCAAGGAGATATTAAGAGCCGGGTGACGTTCTTAGCTTCACTACTCGCTTATCAAACTTTAGCCGGTGCATTGATTGTCCAGACACAAAATTTGGCAAATGGTAAGAATCCCGAGCCAGTATTCACAATTGATTTTTTTGGTAAGTCACTTCTTAAAGGTGGTGGACTCTCCTTCTTGGGAGACATCATGTCTGCACTTTCAGATCCAACCGGTCGAAGTGCATCAGACTTTATCAGTGGCCCATTATTAGGCCAAAGCATGAAGCTGGGTATGCTACTCACCGGTATGGGAAACAGCATCATTGAAGGTAAGGAATCTACCCGTATGATGGAGGTGGCTAATACGCTGAAGAGTAATATTCCATTGCAAAACCTATGGTACAGTAAATTAGTAATTGACCGCATGCTGTATTCTAAACTTCAAAATATGATAGACCCAGATTATTTACCTAAAACACAGCAGCGATTAGAAAACTTAGGAAATAGTTATTGGTGGGATTTATCAGAATAAAATTAGGAGCTTCGGCTCCTTTTTTATATTATCAATAATATTTTAGAGAATTTACAGAGTAAAAATGAAGAGAAATATTTTGGGATTTACATTATTTATATTGGGGCTATCAGCTAATGCCGAGCAAAAAATTAATAATATTGAATTACCGAATGGATATGAAACGCAATATCTTGATCCTATTAGAAAACAAGCCTATTTCATCGATGATACTCAGGTGAAAGGTAAGCCCAGCATAATTTTTAGCTTTGTGTCAGATACAACTAAAAAAGAGGATATTTGGTTTACAACTTGTCAGCACACTTTTGACAAAGGACTTCAGATATTCACTTGTTTTACTCAACAAGGTCAGTTTGGCATAGGCAGCAGCGCTGATGGGCATGATGTTGTTTTTAGATTCGAGAAGCCCAAGGAAATAGTTATTACTCAAATCAACTATAAGATTGATAATAAAAAAATCATGACTTTTCCTGTAAGTGCAATACCTCGAGGTATGGCAGCAGAGACTTTTATTAGGCAATTAAAGGAAGCCAGCGTATTGAGTTTTTCTTGGAAAGACGGTTCACAGTATAAAGCAGAAAAAATTAATCTGAATGGTTTGGCTGAATCATTGTTATTCGCTAAAAAAATGATCGAATTGAATAATTAGGAACTAATACAATGAAAAGAATACTTTGTGGTTTGGCTGTATCTTTATTCAGTTCAATTGTTATGGCCACTCCAATTACGCTTCAACATTCCAAGACTAGCTACGTGAACTCTGGGATCTGTTCCGCCGTAGTGGATGTAACGATCCATGATTTTCTTGGGACCAATGACAAGCTGTATTTAGACCTGGTGGCAAAGGATAAAGCTGGTAGAATACAGGGTACTTCTGAGAATGTAATAACCTACGGCGATATACAAAACATCCAAGGTAAAGCATTTGGCAATGTCTTTATTGAATCAGAGACAATGTGTGCGGCTGATCGTACATGGACAGTTCAGGTTAAACGCGCCGTGTTGGTTGCTGATGGTAAACGAGAAGATTTGCTGAAGGCTAAAAAAGTTCATATCGATGACTTTCAGCCTATGAAATTTAAAGTAAGTAAATAAGTTAAATTCTAGTTCAAGAAGTCGTTATCGTAGTGCGGCTATTTAGAGTTAATTGGGGGTAAGTATTTTTATGAGAGCATTAGGGATAAGGGTTGAACCCAAGAAAGTAACATTTGTAGTAATTGATTACATTGAAAACGAGGCAGATATATTGAATATCGAGGCAATTAAAATACCGGTCTCATTAGATTTCCCCGCAAAATTAAAATATGTAAGAAATACTGTACTAGATATTATCCGAGAATATGGTATAGAGTTTGCGGGTATAAGAATTGCTGAATCTAATTCTGATAATGTAAATATTAATCGTCTACATATTGAAGGAGTTATACAGGAAGCTTTTTCAAGTAGTTCAGTGCAAAGCTATTTTACTGGCCAGCTAATGTCTATTTCTAGGAAATTAAATATTAGTAAAGAGGAATATAAGACTCTTGTGAAACCAAGCTCAAATTTTCCGCGAATTAATAGATGGTCACTATGTACCAATAATGAAATCAAAGAGGCGGCTTTAGTCGGATATGGAGCACTGCAATGATTTATCCGTGTCAAAAAGCTCAAGTTTCTTTTGAATATATTTCTGAAATAGGACAAGAGGGTAGAAACTCTAAAGTTTATTTTGCTAAAGATAGTAATTTGGATGGTGAGATAGTAATTAAGGAGATTTTAAAATCTTCATTCGAAGATAATAATTTGTATTTTGATGAGGCAAGAAAGCTCTATAAAAGTTCTCATCCGAATGTCGTTCAAGTTTCTTATGCTTGTGAAGATGATGCGAATATATACATAGCTATGCCTTTCTATAAGAATGGTTCATTAAAAAAAGTTAGTGAATACTAGAAATTTAACTGTTCGGGAAATAATTAAATATGCTACTGAATTTCTAAGTGGATTACATAATATTCATTCAAAGAATTTAATTCATATGGATATTAAACCAGATAATATTTTACTTTCTGATAGGAATGAGGCTTTACTGTCTGATTTTGGTTTATCCCAGCATCTTAATCTCGATGGTCTTACTGAGGCAGAAAAAGCGTATCCCAAAATTCTGCCGCCTGAATATTTTACTGAAGATCAAGTCGTAGATAGAACATATGATATTTATCAAGCAGGTTTGGTCTTATATATGTTATGCACAGGAATTAAGAATTTTGATGAACAGTTCTTCTCTTATTGGCCAGATCAAAATGCATTAGTTAGAGCTATTACTTCAGGTAAGTTTCCTATAAGAAATGCTCATCCCCCACATATTCCTAAAAAAATAGTTGCGATTATTAATAAGTGTTTGCAGCTACAACCTAGTAATCGTGCTAGATCAGCATTAGAAATTATAAATGCTTTAGCGGATATAGACGGAAATATACTTGATTGGCAATATTCATTCGATGAAACTAAACAAATGCGTATCTGGGAAAAAGCGGTAGATGGTAAGCGATTTAAATTACAAGTACTTACTGACCATTCATCAATTGCCACAAAAGAAGTTAATGACAGGGAAACTAAGATTAGTGCATACTGCAAAAAACGGATTGATGTAGAAGATATCCGTAATTTTTTGGAAAAGCACTAAATGAGCACTAAGAGAGTTAACAGAGCCATGCTTTCAAGAGAGAAATTGTTACCTTCAACTAATCAGTCTCAAATCACATTTCTTTCTGATGAAGTTCTTAGAAAAAAAATCAAAGACTTAGACCTCTTTGGATCTAAACATATTTCTTTATTGAAGAAATGAATCTTAATTCTCCACCCACTTAATTTTAAGTGGGTTTGCTTTTTCCTCTATTTATGTACGTCAAAAAAGCTCTTTTTTAGGACTTATATTTCCTCAATTAGAGCAATTCTAATTGTCCAATTTTATATCGATAAGTTCCCCACTCGCCTTCACGTGGAATACATTCAATACCAGTTTCAGTTTTCCAGAGTTCTATAAATGCTTCGCCGTGCTCATAATTAGGTGTACCACCGCGTGCCCATTCGCTCACAGTAGATGCCCCAGCGATAGGTAGAACAAAAGCAATTTTTTCGTGTGTCCAGCCTAATCGGCATAGATCCAGAATCATGCGATTGAAGTCAGGTCTTTTATAGCCACGGCGTTTTAATAGAAATTCTTTAACCTTTTTTTGCTGCCTTAAATTGATAAAGCGTTCTGCCTTAGCTTTTAAAAAAACTGTACTATCCATGCCACAATTATTTATAAACATCATTATTGAATCCCTTGAATTTGATTTAGCGCATCATGATCTAGGTTAGTAAATTGACAGTATTTCAACTGGGCATGCATGTAGGATGTACCAGGTGCGCCGTGTCTATTCTTACCAACAATAGCCTCAGCAACACCTATGTATTTAGACTCTTTGTTATAAATCTCATCTCGATATAAAAATAAGATTTGATCTGCATCCTGTTCGATGGCTCCAGATTCTCTTAGATCAGAAAGCATGGGGCGCTTATTGGGACGTTTTTCTAATTCACGATTGAGCTGTGATAATAGAACAACCACGCAATCAAACTCTTTTGCCATGGCTTTCAATTCCCCAGTGAAATACGCAATTTTTAGGTCTTCACGGGCAAACTGTTTAGTCGTTTTCATAATCTGCAGATAATCAACCAGTACTAAGCCAACCGACCCATATTCATGCTTTACCTTGCGAACTGATTCTCTAATATTGGCAATCGACGGGCGAGATGTATCATTGATTTGCATAGGTACTTTTTGAAGCATCGCTACAGCGCGCGTATAAGCCGTAAATTCGTCTTTTGGCATTAGGTGTGGTGTGTTACGTACCAAACTGATATTAGCGGGTGCTATGGCGCAACAGAGACGCATAGCGATCTGTTCTTTTGGCATTTCACCCGACATAATCAGAACAGATTTCTTTTGGATGATAGCAACATGATTTGCTATAACTTGCATCATGGTGGTTTTTCCCATGGCAGGTCGGGCTGCTATCACGAATAAACAACCGGGTTCAACGTCACCTAATTTCTGATCTAAGTCATAAATACCAGTTTGAATACCCTTGATCAAACTGGTACCAGCAATCGCTGCTTCCATTTTACGACTGATTTCTAGAAATGTATTTGACGCTGCATCATGGATATGAAACAGCGATTCACTTCCAGTTTCAGTATTTAAATTAGCAAATACATCCTGAGCATTTTGTACGAGTTCGCCACGGGTAACAGTGAGTTGCCGTGCCTGTTGAATTATCTTTAACGCCTCGGCTTCGACTTGGCGACATGCAGTAAAATCCTTTAATTTTTCAGCATACGATTTAAGATTATAGAAACTTGATGGTGCATCACCCATGAGTTGCATCAAATATTTCTCACCGCCAGATGCTTCACCGAAGTTACGTGTTTCTAACCATTGGTTGACCAATACTGAATCATACGGTGCGTTTTGTGCATCGAGATCTACAATCGCACTAAAAATTAATTTATGACGTGTTGCATAAAAATCGTTTTCAGAAAGTAAATTTTCAATTTGGCCATAAGATCCAGCTACGGTCATCAGTGCAGCGAGTACCGCCTGTTCGATTTGAATATTGTGAATTGGAGTCGTGTTATTCATGTGATGTTCTCCAATAAACTTTTTGGTTTGCTGTCGGTAATATTTAAAGCTGGTATTGCTGCTGAGTTCTGAGTTGGCTCTAGCAGATTCACATAATCTGGATTGGCTTTCTGGTAGCGCTGAAATTTGTCGATAATCCATGCTGTAAATTTGTGGAGTTTCTGAGATTCAGATAACCCCTTGCCATCGAAATAGGAATTGAATGAGCTCAATTCAAATTCAAAACTTGGGAGACCAAAAATGAGTTCAAGATTTTTTTCGTGACCAGCGATTTTGATCTTGGTTTCAAGTTGTTTTTGATTTGGAATCCACTCGTGTTTCTCAGAGAGATTCATTGATAGATTCAATGATAGATTCAGCGACCCAAAATTGGGTTCATTCAAAGTACCGTTTTTGGGTTCATTACTATCCAAAATTGGGTCGATTACAGGGGGGTAATCGTCCCGTTTTTGGTCTTGTTTAATCGTCCCATTTTTGGGTTTGTTGGGGGTTTTAATCGTCCCAATATTGGATTCATTATCAAGGTCAATAGACCCAATATCGGTACTATTAAAATCATCATTTTTTTGCTTTTGATCGCGTGATTGAACACCAATCAATTGCAAAATTCTGACTCTACCAGTAGGTCCAGTTCGCTTTCCAGTATCCAAAATTAATCCAATTTCGATCAGCTCATTGACTACTTTTTTCACTGTTTTTAAGTTCAAAACAGTATCAGCAGCTAGACGCTCCATACTCGGCCATGCTGTATGTTGTTCGCCAGCGCGATCAGCGAGCGAAAGCAGAACTAGACGTTGAGCAGAGGTTTTTACTGGGGCAATCCAAGCCCAGCGAGTGGCATCATTACTCACTCTTCCTCCTCATGCCGATCATGATTATTTATTACGGCATTTAGAAGGCGTTCAGGTGTCATACGTACTGATTCAGCATATACAGATGCTGATAGAGGATCTGTATGCTTAACAGGAGTTTTAGACCGTTCCCGGTTGTTTTCTGTCGTAATTGAAGGCTTATCCATTTTTAGACGCCTCCCATTCTGAATCATACTTTTCAAATTCACCTTGAAAAGTATTACTAAAACTTTCAGCTAAAAAATCTGCGATATTAATCAAACGTTCAAGACTTGTGAAAACCGCACTGCAAAGTACTTTAGAGTTTTCTTTAATAGTAAATAACTCATCTTTGATTTGATAAAGCAGAGTGCTGAACCAAGAGCTTATTTCATGGGCTAGGCCATAGGCTTCAGAAAGATCGGCAGCATCAAATTTAACGCTTATATTTTTTGAAGAATTCTTATATTTCTCATATTCTGAATCAAAAATGTTGGTGTAATTTTCAGCTAAGCATTCTGCAACCGAAATAAGGCTTTTAACATCAGTAAAGCTATGAGGTGTAGAGCTAGATTCTTGTTCAAGCTCTATAAGTCTTTGTGTTTCTTTATTAATCCGACTAATTAGAACTTTAAGTTGAGTGGTTGAATCTAATGCAAGTGAGTAAGCATCAAGAATATTGATTGCGCTATAAAAAGATTTTTCTGGAAATTGAATATTAACTTTTGCGTTCATGACGAATGCACTCCTTGTGTTTGTTTAGGAGCTTTACCAGTCACGACCAAGTGAGGGTGGCAAAGCTGAAAAGGGTTGGTCGACAGGTACACAAGAGACCCGCACATCCGAAGATGTCCCTCTCCAGCTTCACCATAGAAATGCAGAAGCATAGAGATTTTACGCATAAAAAAAGCCCGGAGCGGACTGTATGCGCTTGTGTATTTATAGCCGACCAAAGCTAATCTGATGATTTTGCACCAGACAAACTTAATATAGATCAATAAAACTAATTTGAAAAGGGTGAAGTAAAAAATAGTTGAATATTTCATACAGACTCCCCAAATCTCTTGGCAAGTATCTGCATGCCTTTTGGCAAGATGAAGAATTCAGTTTGTGTAAAACTATATGATTGGCCAGAGGCTTTAACACCTTCTTTCAAAGAATACTTGGTTTCACAATAGCCCCGATTTTCACTGTAATAAGTTGAAGCTCTGGCGTTATTTAAATATCGATCCCAATTATGTTTTCTAAGCCACTGGGCCAACACTTGTTGCTTTACATTCAGAATTTTACATGCCTGTTGAAACTTCACGCCGTGTTCTGTACGAGTGATAGTTTCTATTGCTTGAGACAATGCTTTGTTCTCAGTACAGAGTTGGATATTTTGTTCAGCATAGCTAAGTAACAGGTCTCGCAATTGTGCTGGATTATTGAGATCAGGCACTTGAGGCTGAACCATCATGGCATCAAAGTTGCGAATAACTTTAAGATGAAAAGCTGGACTAATCCACATGGCGTATGCATAAACTATTTCTTTTACAACGTATGTACCCTGATTTATTCCACCGCGAATTACATCGATAGGGGATACAGGAATTCCTGTATCGATTAATACTTGAACAAGATCTTGGGTTTGTTTGTTTTCAAGAAAATATTGCGGCTGATTTTTACGTTCACCTCCGCTAGCCTGATGTAAATCGTTGGCACAGAAGCGCCCGTGCTGATCTTGCCGAATCATGGCACCATCGATATTGACTTTAGAGGCAACTAACACATTTGTGGAAGCATTCATGGTTATGCCTCCATTTGAGCTGCAGCAGCTTCTTTCTTGCTATTATGCCACTCAACAATCTCTTGATAATCAAAGAAAACAGGAGCCTGCTTTGCGGTGCCCATTTTCATTGGCTTAGGAAAGGTGGGATCTTTGCGTATAGTGTGACGTAGGGATTCCCGTGTCACATCCAGCATTTGGCATGCTGTACTAAATTGAATACGAAGAGGAGTCGCTTGATTCATACCGATAACCATATTTATAAGAATATGGTTGAAGTTTGTTTTTGTTGCTATCCCGAAAATAGGTGGATTGATATTTATTGGGATGATTTTTCTTTCAAACTATCCAAATAAGTATGCATGCCATACATTATAAACTCTTTCCTTTGAGCCTCAGTTTTTGCTTTTTTTAGAAAATAAATAAACGGGTTTCTTTTACTTTTAGACTCTGCATACTTATTTTGGAGAGTCTTTTGCGAAATATTGATTTTTGTATATTTTAACCCGAATCCTGTTTAAGCCGATGATTTCATAATTTGAATTGTTGGCTTATTTCGATGGGTTAATTGATATGCACATAGTGAGGCGTAAATTCCACTGAGAAATCCATGAAGACTACGTGCTTTACTCGTCACTAAATTGTATTGCCCCTTCAATAAACTGAATAATGTTTCTATTTTATTGCGTTGTCTTAAGTGATATTCATCTGATGCACAGAGTTGAATAGCCTGCATATTCCTCCGATGATAAGTAATTAAATCAATACCTCGATCTTTCAATCTAATTTTTAATTCTTGGCTGATGTAACCTCGATCCCCGTAAAGTTTTCCGTTTAGGCCAGCAACCAATTGCTCAACCATTTTTATGTCAGCAACATGTCCATTCGATAAAGCAGAACAGGCAATTTCACCAAATTGATCCATCGCAATATGTAATTTACAGCCATAAAACCAGCCCATCGAGCTTCTACCACGTGATGCAATTTGGACTAATGATTTATGACGCTGAATACGTTGATTTTTACAAACTGGCAGAGTGGTTGAATCAATCCATAAATATTGTGTATCTTGGCCTTTCATCAATGCCACATGTAAAGCATGTAGAGCTAATTCATGCCTTTTGATCAGATGAATCATCCTTTGATAACAAGGCAAGTACTTAAATAAATGGCTTTTATCTTCTTTTAACCAAGTGAACAAGGCTTTGAAATTATTGAAATGAGAGCATTTGTACCAAATAGCAATAAAGCAGATTTCTGAAATTTTAAGTTGAGCAGTTCTGATTCTTAAGGAACCACGGTTTTGTTTGAGAAACTCCCAATAAGTTGCTTCAAATTTAAGAAAAAAATCATCAATTACGCAGAATAATTCGGTACTATTGAACATCAGGACTAGAGTTGTGAGTTTGGTGTGGTAACTCAACTGATGGCTCTAGTCCTCTTATTTTTCAAGTCAATTGCTTATCCGCGATTCGGGTTATTTTAGAATTTTTGAAATAGCAATCTTACATGCATGACTATCATCTGTAATAGTGTTATTAAATTTAACAAATTCAATTATGCAATAGATTCCAAATAAGCTGAATGTATCCCACTTTGATGGACGTCCTCGAGGTGCTTTTTCAATCTGGAAGCTTGGCTCATGCTTTTCAGCTAGCTTATAGGCCAGAGTCATCCACATAGTATCGCTATCTGTTTTTTCAATTCCATAAGCATCCATTAAATCGAGAAGTTTCATAAATCTTACTAATGCAATTCTTCCAGCTTGATGTTGATTATGTTTTTCAATTTCTCTGCTTTTTTCTTCACATTCTTCCTGTGTATAAAGAAGTTTTCCTAAACAAGAAATAGGGTCTTTAAATTCTGGAAACAGAATTGTATCGTTAATATTTGATTCTTTATTTTGTTGTTTCATAATAATTTCCAACACTAAAATTTACAATTAGGTCTAATTCTAAAAATTTTTTAATAGCTACTAATTGGACGCAATCGATAACTCTAGGAGTAGCTACTTTGCTAACTTTGCATACTGAAACTGTATGATCTCATCGCCTAAAATCTGTGCTGTATAATCATACGGGCTAATACTTGTCTCTTTAGTCGCGTCTAAATAATCACTCCACCAGTTGAGCATAGTTCTTCTTTCTTCTAAGAACTCTGCTTTATGGGTATATGCAAGCCGTACATTATTACGCTCTTGGTGACTCATTTGTTTTTCGACAGCATCTTTTTGAAATAATTTACTCTGAATCAATGCAGCACACGCCATTCCTCTAAATCCATGGCCGCACACTTCGGTGTTTGTGTCATATCCAAGACGGCGTAAAGTTTTGTTGATGGTTGACTCACTCATAAATCCGTGTGGATCACCGTTTTTAGGAAATACATTTTGAGTATGGCCGCTGTATCTATAGATCTCTTTTATTATTGCCAGTGCCTGCTTTGAGAGTGGAATTAAATGGGGAGTTTTCATTTTCGCACCGCGATGAGAATATTTGTAACCTTTTACAAAATCTCTAGTTGGGGGAATGGTCCAGATAGCATTCTCAAAATCAAACTCTTTCCATCGTGCAAATCTAATCTCACTTGAACGAGCAAAAGTATGTAAGGCAAATTCAACGCATAGTCGAGTAAGTGGATAGCCTGTATCTGAAGCTAATTTAGATTGTAATTCGGGCAATTCTTCTAATGGTAGTTGAGGGTGATGTTTTGTCTTTTTACTAAGAACAAAGATATCTTGCAGTCCATAGGCTGGATTTATATCTATAAAACCCTTTGATATTGCAAAAGCAAATATGCTGGTAAGTCTTTGTCTAGTTTTTTTTACAACTTCGGTGAAGCCTAATTCTTCAATTGATCTTATAACCTGGATAAGCTCTCTAGGTTTAATAGAATCGATTGATTTTTTTCCCAAGGACGGAAAAACATAATCTTCTAAATTCTTTAAAGCCCGGTCTGCAGTATCTTTAGACCAGCGCCCAGTATTGTTATAGGCCTCATGCCAATTTCTTGCAATTGATTCAAAATGATAGGAGTCATCTAATTTTGCTTTACTAATGAGCGAGTGTTCAATTGGATCTATACCGTTTGCAATTAATTCTTCTAGTTCTCGTCGTTTATCTCGGGCTGCTTTTAATGACAAGGCTGGGAAATTGCCTAAAGTCATCAAGCCATCTTTACCATTCGATCTCTTATATTTGAATCGCCAAACCTTTGAGCCACTCTTTCTGATAAATAGGATTAGACCATGCCCATCATAGAGCGAATAATCCTTTTCTCGAGGTTTTGCTCCTGTGCATTTTGAATCGGAAAGAGGAACGGTTTTTCTAGCCAT